TCGTATTGTTCGCAATGTGAATTATACAACCAGTGCATCCAGTGTTCGTGTGAATCTTCTTCAGCGAACAATGGAGTATGCAATAGACTACTGGCCTGTTAGTAGTTCCACAGGTAATCCCAGATACTATTCCATGAAAAATAATACACAGATTTATGTAGTTCCAACTCCTGCGTCTACCCTGACAGGGGAGATTCAAACTGAATCTATTCCACTTGCTTTGGCATCGGCCACAGGAACAAGTGTTACCACAAGTAATTACTTCAGTGAGTTTTGCTACAATGCCCTGTTTGCAGGGTGCATGGTTGAGGCAACCATGTATATGAAAGATTGGAATAACCTTCCGGTATGGCAACAGCAATACCAGAGTTCTATAGATTTACTACGCAATCAGGCCAGACGGACCCGGCAAGACGATATGGAAATTGCTGCTTCTCCTGCTGGTGGTCCCGATACAGTTATACAAGGAGGAAGTTAATGGCTATATCAGCAATATCTCGACTATTATCAAAGGGTGCAAGAAAAGCATTATCATCTAAACCTAAAGCTAAACCATCTTTAAAAGAGAAAGTTAAAACAGCAGTAGGACAGCCAACACTTACAAAGGGTCGAAAACAAGTTAAACCAGCTACCGAAGGTCAGGTAGTTGCTAAAGCTTTCAGACGGCGTGGGGCAATAAAAGGAGCGGCTATTGGAACGGCTGCAACTGGTGCTGTAGTTGCTGGTAAGGAATTTTTAGATAGTCTTTCTTCGGAAGATCATACTTCATTTAAGGAAGCTTTTGTCAAAGCCAGAACAAAGGCTAAGAAAAAGGGAGATGCTAATAAGGGTGTTTTCACTTGGAAAGGTAAAAAGTTTACAACTGAAGTAAAAAAGAAAGGTGGCGGTAAAGTTCTTTATAAGAGACATGGTGGTATGAGTCGGGTTGGTTTATCTCCTGCTGAGGAAGCACGAGCTGGTACAATGTCTGAGGCCAAACGAGCTAGGTATATGAGAGGAGGTGGTCCTATACATACTACATTCTCTAAACGAGCAGACCCTCGTAAAGGTAGAAAAACAGCGGTAGATTTGTTTCCAGAAGTAGGAAGAAAAAAGGGTAGTAAAGTAGGAAAGAAGGAGCAGGGTTATAAAGCTCGTAAAGATGAGTCAATTGCTATGCGAGTAAAAAAGAAGCGTACCCCGAAACAGCTTAAAGCTAGTCGGGACGAGTCTTACGGTAAGCCGGGTTCGGGTAAAGGTAAAGGTAAGATCAATCGTGTCTCTAGTAAACAAACCGATGGTAATAAACTTGTAGCTGCTATTTATGATTAGTCGGTCAAGTGTAAGGCAACAGATTATGAAACCACCAACCAAACGTAAGAACTGGATTCAGGGAGCTATCAAACGGCCCGGAGCTTTACGAAAAAAACTTAAAGTTCCTCCCGGAAAGAAAATAACTACAGCTCAGTTAAATAAAGCTTCCAAGAGCAAGAATCCTCGAACACGGAGACAGGCTAACTTAGCCAAGACATTTAAAAAGATGAGCAGGAAAAGGAGATCTTAGATGGAAAATAAAGTTGTGGAAGTCGCAGAGGTAGCAACTAATTCTCTAGGTCACTGGGCCATTGGAGCCATTGGTGTATTAATGGTTGGTATGTGTGGCTATATGATCTGGAAGAAAATGATGAAGGATAAGTAAGATGATAGGACCGTATTTACTACTTCAGTATCCTCCTAATCTTAACAAGATACTCGGTAAACCGACTGGTCAGGGCTACGGTGCTGCTCGGAAGGGACCGGATGTACAGGGACCACCTGAAGATGTGGTTGTTGATGAAGATTATCAGCAAGGTAAATCTTTTAAAGTGGAGGATTAATTATGGCTACTGTAGCTGAACAAATAAAATATTTAGAAAATAAAATTAAGACTGTTCTAAAACCCGGTTCTAAAACATCTCATGCAATGCGTGGCAGATTAGAAAGAGCACAAAAAAAATTAGACGGTTTGAAAACGAAACATAAAGCTGAACCTCCTTCTAAAAAACGTGCAAAAATGGGTGGGAAGGATATACCCACACCTAAAGGAAGTACTCCTGCTTTTAGAGCTGGAGAATGGGAACCAACACTTTTTGGTAAAAAGAAAGTAAAGTGGGATGCAGGAGAAAGTCGCCCGAATAAACAAATAGAATATTTAGAAAATAAAATTAAGAATGTTTTAAGGCCCGGTTCTAAAACATCTCATGCAATGCGTGGCAGATTAGAAAGAGCACAAAAAAAATTAGACGGTTTGAAAAAGAAGCACGGTGTTGTAGCTGAACCTCCAGCGGTTGCCGCTACGGCAAAACCAGCACCAGCTAGGAGAGGTGAAACAAAACATACTATTAAATCGGGGGATACTCTTTCAGCTCTTGCAAAGGCTAGAGGTACAACATTAGGTGCTATACGAAGAGCGAATCCGGGTAGATTTCCAACTGCTGCATCTTTAAATAAAATTAAAGCTGGAGAGAAAATAAATATGCCTCCTAAGGTGGGGGCAACAACTCCTTACGATGTAAAGACTGTTCCTGTAAAGCCTAAAAAAATAAAAGCAAAAGTTACTGGTATAGAATCTCCAAGTCATAGATCACCAGTAAAAACAAAAACTTCACCAGTTAAGGGTGTGGAATCTCCAAGTCATAGATCACCAGTGAAAAAAGATAAAGTAAAATCTTCTCTCTCAGATCCAAAATTCTCTGGTGGAGTAGCGACTGGTGTACGGCCACCTCTTAAACCACTAGAAGGTGGAGTACGGTATAAAAAGCTTCCAGACTGGCTTGGTGGTGGAGAAATTAAAATAGATTCTACTTTTGAAGAAGAAAAGGGAGATAATGTAACACACGGTAAAAAGGGTGGTCAAGTTAAAAAGGGTGTTAAGAAGATTAAGGCTCGCAAACGTGCAGCTCTTCGGGGCCATCGGGCTGAACTAAGAGGTGGCTAGATGGTAGACTCGGTTAGTATATCAGGAAAAGAAGAAAAACTCAAGAGTCAGTTACTAGCTGAACAAAAGAATCTTAAAAAAGCAGAGAGTAGAGGTGATGTTAAGGGAGCAAAGGTAGCCAAAATAAAAATAGCAAAATTAGTAAAACTTAGTAAGAAGCCAGCGATAGGTAAGGCTGGAAGAGGGTTTGGTCTTCCAGATTTTAAAAAACAGAAAGCTCCTGCTAAACAAACTAGTATGTTTGATCCTGAAAAGGGTGCCTTTGCAAATATCTGGAAAAAGAAATCAGATAAAGAAGATACAGACTGGACTAAAGATTATTCTAAAATGTGGGAAAAGACGGGTGATGCAGAGGAAGATGCTTGGTTAGATGATCCCGGTTTAGGATATAAACATGGTGGTCGAATAAAGAAGGCCAAGAAACGTAAACCAAAAGGAGTTAGAATAGCTCTGCGTGGCTGGGGAAAGGCAATGGGTCATGGCTAGTAAACCATTAACACTAAGACAAAGAGAGACTTTAAAGAAACACTCTCGGAAACATACATCGAAACATATGTCGTATATGCGGAATCGTATGAAACAGGGAGATACATTTAGAGATGCTCATATAAAAGCTACAAGAAGGGTAGGCCGATAATGTCAGAGAAATCTTGTTCTGGATGTAAGTGTGATTGCCACTGCGATAAAGAAAAATGTGATAACTGTTCGTGTGAGAATTGTAAATGCGGAAGTGAGTAATGGCAGTCTCAGGTACATATAATTTTAATCTGGACATAGATGAGGTTATACAAGAAGCAATGGAAATGATCGGGGGAGAGAATACCCTCGGTCACGAACCAGCATCGGCTCGTCGCTCGATTAACCTTATGTTGAAGGATTGGCAAAATAGAGGTGTTCTTCTCTGGAGTACTTCTGTTTCCAGTGTAACTGTGGCTGCAAGTGTTACAGCCTATAGTCTAGGTTCCTCAACTGTGGATGCTCTGGAAGTTGTTCTGGGCCGGGATGATACAGACATACAGCTTACCCGGATATCTCCTGAGGAGTATCTCCTTATTCCTAATAAAACTCAGACTGGCCGACCCATGCAATTCTCTATTCGCAGGGGCATTGCTAATCCTACCATGTCTCTCTGGCCTATTCCTGAGAACTCCACCGATATTCTTAAAATGGAAGTTATTAGTGAACTGCAAGATGTAGATAAATCTGCCGAGCAGAATGCTGATCTTCCCAAGAGATTCCTTCCTCCTCTTACGTGTGGTCTGGCATACTACATGTCAATGAAGAGACCCGGAGTAGAGGGACAACGTATTCAAATGTTAAAGGCTAATTACGAAGAGCTTTTTTCCAGAGCTTTAGAAGAGGATCGAGAAAGAGCTTCTCTTCGTATTATACCTAGATTGGGATATATCTAATGGCAAGTAATAAAAATGCTCTGGCTGTATGTGATACATGTGGATTTGTATATCCACACAGAGTAATGCAGATGAATAGTTACGGTATGCTGGTTTGTCCGCAAGACTTTGAAGGTCAGTACGATCTGAAGAACAGTCCTCTCAATAAGATACCGGATGTACGAGATGATCCGGCTATTAAGAATCCCAGAGCAGATTATCTGGGTGGCAGAGGAATCAAGTGGGATCAGGTTGCAACATGGATAACCGTTAATCCTACAACCTTGGTGGAAACAAAGCATACAACTAAGTGGGATGATGCTAACAGAAGTTGGAACACAATATGACAGACCTAACAGGTAAGCTAATATCAGAGACTTACAAGCAGGTTATTCTTGTAAGCTCATCCACCACCAATACTGGTGTTGATACTTCTCTGAAGAATGTGCAAAGTGGAGACGGTACTAATACCGCTCTGCAACTAGCTACGAATGCAGTGAAGGTCGCCGGTACGTTTGCAGTATCAGGGGCGGTTTCACTAGATGGTAACCTCCATGTAGATGACAAGGTATGTGCCTCGGCATTCTATGGAGACGGCTCTAATATTACCGGGGTGACTGCCACGATTGCAGGTAACATCTCTGTGAGTAATGTAACGATTGGCGGGACTTTACATGTAGCTGGTATTGCCACATTAGCTGGTGCCACGCATCTCAAGAGTACGGTTACAGTAGGTGGTGCGGCTAACTTTGGTAGTACGGTTACCGTGGTTGGTGCTGCTCATCTGCAAAGCACAGCTTCAGTGGGTGGAGCTGCCACGTTTGCCAGCACAGTCACAGTAGTCGGAGCAGCCGCACTAAAAAGTAATGTATCTGTGGGTGGTACTCTGGCAGTAGCCGGAGCAGGTACATTCACATCCAAGACAGAGTTCAAGGATGATGTATCAATTAGTGGTAATTTAGATGTAGCTTCTGCTGCATGTATAGGTGGCACTTTCATGGCAGTTGGAAATGCTACTTTCGATGGGGATGTCTCTGTAAGCGGTGGTCTGGTAGTTGGTGGTACTGTAACTATCGTGGGAGCTAATGTACAAGCTGCTAATGCAAAGGTTTGTGCTTCTGCTTTTTATGGAGATGGTGCTAATTTAACTAATTTAGCTGGTGCACAAATTTCAGGAAATATATCTGTTAGTAATGCTACCGTGGCTGGTCATCTTAATGTGGGTGGTGGAGCTT